CATAAGACCAATGCTCTAACCAACTGAGCTACAAGTGCATAGGATAATTAATATTAGTAATATATCTTTAAGTACTTTTTTAAAAATATATTTTTTAATTAATTAAAAATAATTAAAAATATTTAATTACGATTCTTCAATTTTATTTTTCCAAATATAACCGTTATAAATTTCACCAGATTTTAAACATTTTTGTAATGTAAGAGCTGACATTTGAAAATTTTTTACAATATCTCTATTTGAATTATATACTTTAAGAACATTATTTGTTTTAGGATCAATTTGTTCAACTTTTTTACCAGTATTAGTAAAATATTTTTCTGGAAGTTTATTATTTTTAAGATATTCTGTTTTCATTTCCTCACTACAATTATCAAAATAATTCCAATAATGACCCGAAGAGATTGATTGTTGATGAATAGCCCGTGTAAAAGATCTGGATTTTATGTTTCTTGCTTCAACTGCATCTTTTTGCGTAGAATATACTTCTAAAATTTTAGTTTTTTTAATATCTATCATAGCAATATATTTTATTTCTGGTGATTTATGTCGGGTGTCTATTGTATCTGGAATAGTTAATGGTAATTCCAAATTTCTATTTAAAAATAACCATCGATATCCTTTATAAATTGTATTGTTTTTAGCTGCTAGACGAAGAGGCATTGATGATATATGTAGTTCAAATAAATCTATTGAACGTTCTACTTCTGATGGACTATCGTATACTTTAATGGGTATTGAAAGATTATCTGGTAAATATTGGTAAACTTTTGGACTTCGATTACCATTAGAACGTTTTTTTAGTTGAAAATTTACTTTTGTTAAATCTAATTCTTCGTCAGATAAATAGTCATCATTATCTGATATAGATTCTATTTCATTTGTTTTTTCATTATTAAATACATTATTAAATACATTATTATCAACTTTATATTTCAATATTTCAAGTTCAAATTCTTTTTGTTTTAATTCATATTCTTCTTTTATCTTAATTTTTTCTAATTCATATTCTTCTTGTATTTTAATTTTTTCTAATTCTTTTTCTATTTGTTTTAATTTTAATTCTTCTATTTCTTTAGAATCAATATCTTGATATTTTTTTTTATCTTCATTAATAATTTTTAAAAATTCTTTTAATTCATCATCTGATACTAAATATGTCTCTTTTGATTCTGAACCATCTTTTTTAAGTAACGGATATGAACAACTTTTTATAAAATTATTATTATGCAAATATTTTTCAAATTTTCTATAATTATTTATTTCAATAATATCAAGTAAAACAATTTGAATATTATTAAATTGATTATTCATGCTAGATATTCTTTCTTTAATATTTTGCGTAGAACCAATTTTTACAATTTTTTTATCATTAAAATATTTTAATCTACAAAAATATATAATATTTCTTTGCTCAAATGCTTTAATTAAATTTTTATGAATGATTAATTCATAATTATTTATGATTAATTTTTTATCAACTTCGTTTTCTTCTTTTAATTTATACATTCCATTAATTCTAATATCTCTAATTGTATTAATCATCCATTTTTGAAATTTATGTGCAATTGGTTTTCTAGAACGACCTAATAATTTATACAATCCAATTTCGGTTAAAAATATTGTTTTTTGAAGACCACCGCTACTGTCGCTTAAACATACCACCTTTTCATCTTCTATAAAATCTGATACACTATCACGTATATTTGTTATTCCTAATAAATTACCTATTTGTTTAGCATGAAATAGCGGATTTTCAAATGTTCCTTGTATTTTTATTTCATATGATTGGTCTAATAAGTTAAAAGCTTTTAATATATCCATAATTAATTAATTAATTATATTAATATCTCTTTAAGATATTTTGTATTAAATAATAAATGCTTTAAATTATTTTTAATTTTATAAAAATATTGCAAAATAACTTCTAAATATTTTTAATACTTTTTCTTCTAAAATATATTATAATTTACTTTTTTGTTCAAATTTTTAAACATAATTTTTTTTGAATGTATTAATATTATAATTTTTTATTAGATCCAACTCTTATATTTTTGCTCCACAAGTTGGTGGAGCAATATTTTATAACAAAGATTAATGATAAAAAATTAGGAGCATCTTTTTAATAAAATCTAATCATTTCCATATATTATTCAAATCAATTATAAATCATAATTTAAATAAAAAATATCTGTTTTTTATAATTATTAAAATTATTTTTTACTTTATTAATTAAATTCTATTAATAATTTATTATTTAATTTTGTGATTTGATTATTCTCAGATAGATTTACCAATAACGTCTAAATATTGTTCATAAGTTATTTCAAAATTATTAAATTCAAAATCAAATAATTTAGTTCTACCCGACCAAATATTTTTAATCATATCATTTGTAACTTTTTTATTCCACTCTTTTGATAAATATTCTGCTAAACTTGTTGAAAATATTTTTTTATCATTCAGTTTTTCACCAGATTTTTGTTTTATCTTCCATCGTATTATATCAATATATTCATTTGTATCTAATAGTCTTTTTCCAATAGATGTTTTTTGTTCAAATGTTAATTCATTATTATTAGGCGTTTTTTTAGATATAATTTGTTCTTGTTTCTTAGTAAGGAACTCTTTATCATCTGTTGGTAATATTGTTTTATTCCAAATTCTTCTAATCATTTCACGGTTCATATTATATTTTTCGGCAACATCTTTTTGCATCATAATATCTTTTAAATCATATATTTCACGAATCTTTTCATTTGTCAAATTTGGATTACCCGCACGTTTTGTATTAGTTATTGAAACTGAAATATTTAGAGCATGTTCGTTTGATAATTCATGTCCGTAGTTTGGATTTTGATCACCTTTCATTGATTCTGATTTTAATAAATAAAATTCCTGTTTTTTTAATTCTTTTTGAATTATTTGATTTTCTAAATCTTGTTCAATTTTTTTATTTAAACCATTTTTATTTGATATTTCTTCATATAGTTCAATTTGATGTTTTTCCATATTTATTACTTTATATAATTTTTCTCTCTTTAAGTGTATTTCTTGATCATATTTTTCATTTTTTTTTAATTTTGTTTTAAGATATTCTTCAAAAGCAATAATTTGATTATATTTAACGATAAGATTTGGTTTTAATAATTCAACTAATTTTGCACAATCTTCAAAAGTATCTACATAATAAATATATTCACTCTTCTTACCAAATCCTAAGAAATTATGTATTTCATCAATAATTTCTGGATGATTCTTTTGAGTAATTTTCATATAAACTCCTGTTGTAAATCTTGTTTTATTATCTATTTTTTCATATGTTAAAAAAATATGTCCTTCAGCATCAAATAGACCTTGTATATATTCTATATTTATTTTTGAATAATCATAATATTCTAATAATTTAGTTTTATTTATAGTAGAACAAATATTAAATAATTTATCTTTTTCACTATTTTTATCTATCTTATTAGCAATTTGTGAAAATTCCAATAAAACACCTATTTGATTTTTTTTTAATATTATATGATTGCAAATATCTTTTAAAATATATTTATATTCATTTGATCTAATAATTAATGTATAAGAATTTCTTTTATTATTTTTATCATAATAACCATCTTCATTAAAAATATTTTCAGTATAAATTTCAGTTGGTTTAATAATAGTTCCTCCATAGTGATATTGTAAAATTTGTAAAATATTTGTTCGTGATTGTGATAAAGATATTCCTGATTGATATCCATCATTAATTTTACGAATAAATATTGTTCCATCTCCATCTATAAATCCTGCTATATAAGAAGGATTTGGTGGATTTAATTCATATTGAATTAATTTATTTTTATTATCATTAATAATATTCATAATACGATTTAGAATGAATATGATTTATAAAAATATTAATTTTTATAAATCATTTTTTATTATTTTTATAAAGAATTAAGATAATCTACATATTTTTTAGCTTGTTCTAATTTTTCAAGTAAAGGAACTTTTTTACCTTTTGATGATGTCCAAGATTTAATTTGTTTAGGATGTGTTTCAACTCTAAAAAAATCTCTTCTTACAATTCTATTACCATCTTCATCTAAATCTTTTTCGTAATCAAGATTATATGTCACATATTTTGGTAAATCACTCTGTTTAATTCCTTCTGGTAATGGTCTTGCATTATATTTTCTATTTCTTTTTCCTGTATTTTGATTTTGTTCTGATTGTGTTGCAATTCTTAAGTTAGATAAACGATTGTCTAATTTATTTTGGTTAATATGGTCTACAGAATCTTGACCTTTACCATTTCCAAGGTGGTTCATTAGGAACGCGTGTAAATATATTGGACTTTTATTAGTTGATGATGCAATATATCCATTTTTGCATATATGCCAACAATGACTATGATCAATTATTTTTTGAATACTATCAATATCAATTTTGGTTAATTTATTTGTACATTCCATTAAATAATATTGTTTATTTGTTTCTAAATTTAAAACAAGCCAATATTTATTTTTTTCTTGTCCTTTGTATCTACATTTTTTATTAATAATCTTACCTTTAAATTCTTCTATTATAATATGTTCATTCTTAATTAATTCTTTAATGTTTATATTTTCTTCTGTCATTTTTTATTAATATTAATATTAATAAAAAATTTTATATAAATATATTTTTTCAATTTTTATTTAATTTATTATAAAATTCAATTACTATACACGATTTTATAAATAAAATATTTGTACAATAAAACAATGTAAAAATGCTTAATTTGAATAAGCTAACCCTCCCCAGGGTCTTTATACCTTACTTTCATAAGATACCTGGACTATACCTTAAGCTATCACAAGAATTTGCTAAATTCTTCAAGCCCATCCCATTGTAGTCTCTGGACCTTCTCCATATGCTTGCAATATCGCACGTAGGAGCTTGGCTGCGGATTATCCAATCTTTTTCGTTATTACTATGCCCTAGGTCATTACCCCGGGTATTTACTATATTTTCACATAATAAAGTAGTAGAAAAAGCTCTAAGGAGATTCCCGCAATTTAGAAATGTTGCCTCTCGTTGACTATATAGTCATAAAGAGACTAGCTGGTTATATGATGCATTTAACATGCATATTTGCATTACACTGTTTCTCCATATTCGTATGCAAATATCGAACATGGCAGCCAACTGTTGGGAACAGGCATGGATTATACTTAGTAGCATAGTCATTTTAATTCCCGACATAATTCTTAAAACGTTATAATTAGTAGCGTAAACTCTAATCTTTGATCCTAAAGCAGCTTTAGGAGTTAATTGTAGTTGAAGGGTGGCGTTATCAATTCTACTCATATTACATGTTCCACTTGGTTGATGTTCCTCAGGCTTTAGGGCGAAAGAATAAACATTGATACCAGTGACTGGAATATTAGTGTGGTGTTGATAAGGTTGAACAAGATTGAAGTAAGATCCAAGTCTTTCTTGGAATCTATCGTGTCCGTTAAGTTGAAGCTTAGCACGGACAACTGGGTTTCTTCCTGCATTGATTGGTCCAAAACCAGCATGATCGGAGTAGTCACCTGCAGTGGTAATAGCACCGAAATCAGTAGGAGCCAAGTTATTGGCGTTAGGACCAGGACCAGCTGGAAGAGAGATAGGGCGGATTTGAGAGTTAGTAGAGTAAGGGGTAATTCCTCCAGAACCAACTTGTAGACCAGCTTGTTGTAAATAACTTAGGTATTCACTGTCAAGAGCTTGAGCTCCAACAAATGGGAATACATTAGTGGTATCTTCAACATTGGAGAAAACAAGTTGAGAAGGATCAGGTAATCCAGAAGAATTAACGTTGTAATATCCAGAATCAGCATCAAAGTCATCAGTATAGTTGTTCCATTGGTTATAGCCAAGTTTGACAACATCATCTCTTTGAACAACCCAGATAAGTTCCTTAACAGGGTGATTCAAATTTAATTTTACCTTCACGTTGGTGTTTACTGTAGATTCGTCGCCGGTAAATTGTAGTTGTTCGATCAAATATTCATGAGAGGTTTGAGCAAATCTACGTCTTTCATCGGTATCAAGGTAGATATAGTCAATGAAAAGAGTAGCATATTCAATAGATGGAACACAGAAAGCATCAAGAGTTCCGTTAACTGAAACACCACAACTGTTAAGAGATCCAGCAGTGGAAACGTAACATTCAGCCTTAGGACGGAAATCAAGTTCGATCTTGACTTCGTGGTATTGAAGAGCAATAAGAGGAAGAGCAAGTCCAGGATTTCTGCAAAACCAGAATTGGAAAGGAACATATAAAGTAGTGGCTTCAGTTCTGTTTAATCCAGTTCCAGTTAGAGCAACAGTGTTACCAACCATGTTATCATAACCAGCCTTTAATCCAGGAGGAATGGTAAGTTCATTCCAAATGGTAAGCCAGTCACCATATTGCTTATCAATTCTTTGACCTCCAATTTGGACTTCAACACTCTTGATAAGGAAATGTCCAATAAAGTTGACCCATCTAAAGTAAGCAGATGAAACAGTTGCTTCAACTCTTGGAAGAGTAACTTGTAAATAAATTCTATGAATTAAATCACCGTTTCTAGAAACAGTGCAAGTAACTTTCTTACCGAAATCGGCAGTTCCGTTAAAAGTTTGTTCAATTGCTTCCATAGAAAAGTTAGTATGTCTTCTATATACGACCTTAAAGAAGGTAATTTGAGGATTTCCTGTAAGATAAACATCTTGTGCACCGTAAGCTACCAATTGCATTAGACCACCAGTCATTTTTTATATATTCTATAGTTAGAAAAAAAATTTTGAGAAACGCGAGAAATTCTTTAATAAATAAAAATTTAATTATATTTTATTACCGATAAATACATTTTTATTTTTTAAAAAAAATTAATGATATTTTTTTCAATATAATTATATTTCAAAAAAAACTATAAATTAAATATTAAAAAATATATTTTTTCTTATAGAATATATTTATTTTATAAATTAAAATTTTTAAAATAAATATATGAGTTTAAATATCTAAAATATCTAAAATATTTAAATTAATGTATTTTTATTGATTATTCGTATTTTTGTATAATTATTTATAAAAATAAATCTATAAATAATATTTTCTTATATATTTTGAAATATAATTAAAAATAATAAAGTATGTTTATTATTTTTATTAATTTAAAATTTATATATTTTAAAAATTTTTTTTACTTCTAATACTATAAAAATACATCATAGAAAAGTTAAAAATATTATTTAGATAAAAATACGAAATTTGTGCAATTTTCTTCATTCAATTAAGCTATTACACAAAATCTTTTGAATAAAGAAAGATATAAAAAAATTATTTTTCTGTAATATTATATTTAATATATTTTTTTATACAATCTTCTAAAATTACTTCTTTTTTTATTTGTTCATTATCTTTTATAAATTCAAATCTATCATTATCTATTTTTTTTACAGACCATCCGTCATTTAAAGCATTAAAAATAAATACCATTTTTTGAATATCTTTATAATTAATATTTTTTTCATCTGTGCCATTATCCATATTTTATAAATTTTAATTATAAATTTTATAAAATAAATATCCGTAGTAGTAAAATATGAGATATTTATTTTATTATACTATATATACCCATAAAAATTAAAATTAAATATTTATATATATTGATGATTATACCAAATAAGTATAAATATATAGATAAATATTTAATTTTAATTTGTATTTAGTCATTAATAATTTAAAATTCTTATTTTTAATACATTTTTGTATAATATTATAAGCTTTATTTTTAAATAGTTAAAATTATTGTTTATTTACATAAATCCTATATTTTAATTATGTAAAGGTATAATTTATTTGTTTGATCTTAAATCTTAAAGGGTTTAAAGTTAATATAATAATTTAATAAATATGGTATCGAGATTAAAGACGATATCTAAGACAAATAGGCAATCTATCAATAATGATAATATTACTATTGATGCTAAACATAGCGAAATGATAAATTATTTTAAAGATTTAAATGATTCAATTCCATTGTTAAAAGAAGAACTTAAAAAAATTATTTTAGAATATAATACAAAAGATAATAACAAAAAAAATGATATTGAATATATTTTATATCGAAATAATTTAAGAGATAAAATTAATGAAATAAAAAATAAAATTAATAGTATATCAAATAATGATGAAATAAATAAGTATTATTTAGATGTTGGTATATTACTACATAGTTATTATGAAAATATTGAAAATTCAAAAAATATTTCAAATAGTTCTGAAAATTTTGAAGAAAATTTAATAAATTATGATGATATTGATAATGATATAGAGTCATTAAATGATATAACAGATAATGATATTGAAGAAAATGAATCTAAAATAAATTATAAAAGTGTTGTAAATTTTTTCAATAATAGAGAAATAAAAGAGAATGATGAAGATAATGAATCAAAAATTGAAGATATTAATCAAATTGAAAATAGTTATACAAGTTTAAAAATAAGTGATTTTGTAAAAGAGGAATCTACTTTTAAAAAAAAAAATATTTTAGATGAATATTTACAAAAAATAGATACAACATATATTTCTAAAATAAAAATTGATCATAATATTTGTAAATGTCCTAATTGTAATCTTGAAATGATACTATATCCTTCTGACGGAATACAAATTTGTGAAACTTGTGGAATTCAACAAAATATTTTAATAGAAAGTGATAAACCATCTTTTAAAGATCCTCCAATGGAAGTATGTTATTTTTCATACAAAAGAATAAATCATTATAATGAATGGCTTGCACAATTTCAAGCAAAAGAATCAACAGAAATACCTGATGAGGTATATGAAAAAATATTACTAGAAATAAAAAAAGAAAGAATTACAAAATTAGAAAAACTAGATACAAAAAAAATTCGTCAATATTTGAAAAAAATAAAGTTAAATAAATATTACGATCATGCTGCGCATATTTTATATCAAATAAATGGTGTACAACCACCTTGTATGAGTAAAGAATTAGAAGAAAAATTAAGGTTGATGTTTAAAGAAATTCAGGGACCATTTATGGAAGTTTGTCCAAAATCTCGCAAAAATTTCTTAAATTATTCTTATGTTTTACATAAATTTGTTGAATTATTAGAATTAGATGAATATAAAATTTATTTTCCATTATTAAAAGATAGAGAAAAATTACATCAAACAGATATGATATGGAAAAAAATATGTGA